TGTACAGTCAACAGAAATACTGTGTACAATATGCACAAAAATCATGTTGATATTTGTACACGCATTTTTAGTTGATAAACACGAATTTCCTGTTGACATTCACGCGAATTTGGTGTATCATTATAACTGTCAAGAGGACATGAACACATCGACCATTCAGAGAGGAGCAGAAACCATGAAAAAGCCCAATTTCATCATCAAGTGCATCCAGTTTCATCATGACGAGAATTTCAAGATGATCGGAAATCCCATTTACAGAGAGTTTGCCGGATCGACTTTGAAGGAAGCCAAGGCAGCTTGGAAGGCTGCGAGAGATAACAACAATGTTGTGAAATTCTCTCCCTTGACCATCTACGACATTATCAATTCGGAGGAGGAATAAGAGCATGAGCAACATGGCAATGACATGGATCAAATTGATCCGAAAGAATCTGGCGACATGGAAAGAAGCCCAAGAAAGCTACTTGTTGACCAACATGGAGATGGACGAGTTCAAAGTCTGGTTGAAACGGAGAGCAGGAATCAAGTAAATCCCATCTGACGATGACCAAGCTGGTTACTGGTCGAAACGCCCATCATGGGCGTCATGGGAAACCATCACACAATCAATCATCATCAAGGAGGATGCAACATGATTCTCACTTGGAAAACTCCTGAAGTCACCTACTCTCGTCTTTATGACGATATGCTCCACCAAACGCACATTCTGATTGCTGGTGCTACTGGCGCAGGAAAGTCTACTGTGGTTAATGGCATGATCCATGCAGCACTTCGAAACGCTCCATGCAATGTGGGCTTCATCTTCATTGATCCCAAAGGAACAGAACTTGATGAGTACAAGCATCTACCACATACTCTGCTCTATGCTGATGCTGCCAACGATCCCAAGGACAAGCCCATGAATGCTTGTGTCAAGGCTTTGGAGTATGCGATGCAGCTTTACAGAGTGAGAACAGCAGACATGAAGCGCAGGAAGCTCCGCATGTATGATGGCTCTGACATCTACGTTATCATTGATGAATTGATGCAGCCTATGACGAGAGCCAAGCATGAGTTTATGCCCATCCTTCAAGACTTGCTGTCGTTGGCAAGATGTACTCGAATTCATGTGGTAGCTTGCACTCAGTCACCAGTAAGTATGGTTATACCAACACCATTGAAGTGTAACTTTTCCTCTCGTCTCGCTCTCCGCACAGTTTGCGCACAAGATTCCAGGAACATTGTTGGCGTCAAAGGCTGTGAGTGCTTTCCTGATCCACCAATTGATCATAAAGCCTTTGGAATGTACATGAGAGGAACAACGATGGATGTGTACCAGCTTCCGAAAGTCGAAGATAGAGAGCGTGAAAGAGTGATCCGTCACTGGATGACAACGAAGCCCAAGCGCAAACTGTTCGCATGAGAAAGGAGAAATCACAATGGACACCATGAGCATCAAAATAAGAAAGAAGGATTGGAGGACGCATTTCAAATCGTCTTTGGGCAAAAGTATATTGATTATTGGATGGAGGAAATCACTCATGAATACGAAGATTGATTGGATCAGAGAGCGCAAGTGTGCAGGAGTATTAGATGTTTATGATGTCTATTACAAAACCGGAAGGATTCGCACATTTGAAGTTGGAGACGCTCCCCAAAGCGTGATTGACTTCTTGGTTAATGCCACAAAGAAGATCAACCAGATAGATAAACTCTGGGGAGCAGAAACGATCTACAAAGCATAAAGCCCAAGCCCCATCAATCATGATGGGGCTTTTCCTATGCCATCATACAAGCCCCAGAAAGCCCAAGCGAGACGATTAACCGGAGAGCGTGACCAATCTATCGAGCGTCATGTGTGAAGCGTCTCCTATGGGCTTTCCTGCGTCTCTGAGAGCGTCAGAGCGTGAAGCGTCACACCATGCCAAGCATGGTCACAATATGCCAAATCGCGTCAGAAGCCCAGAAAGCCCCAAATTAGAGCGTTTCGTTTTAAGCTTACTCCCTATAGGCTAAAGCATAAAAAACGCTCACAGAGTCATCAGAGAGCGTCACAGAGCGTTTAGTGTATTTGGCATGATGCTATTGCTGCTCAATTCCTATCAAACCAGCACAAACAGACCAAAGTCTGTTGATAAATACTTAGACAGTCTAATTAGTTAGCCTAAATTCCTACCTCCGCACAGGGTTTCCTCCAGGCTGGCTCTCCGTTCTGCGCCGTTCTGCGTTCTGCCGATTGCAAGTTAGTTGCAAGTTAGTTGCAAGTTAGTTGCAAGTTCTGCGTAAAAACAGGGCGCGTTCTGCGCCCCGGTCTGCCCTATTCACCGTTCTGTTTCCGCTTCTTCTGCATCAGCTTCGCAGCCTGTTTCATGTGCGCTCCCGGCACATTCAGGATGGTTATAAGCGTATCCTCGTTGAACAGGTATATCTTGTCATTGTAGACAACAATGTTGTTTGCCATACAGTCGCCCTTGAAATACAGATAGTCCAGGTAACGCCGTAACGCGCCGTTAGTTTCAGTGCGTTTGATGCCGTCTGTCATGGCGTTGGTGGCAGCGCGTCGGACAGCCTTTTTCGGTATACCGACGCGCTCCCTAACCCGGTGTTCTGCGTGGCGTGTTACCGCACAGCGGCCCATCAATCGCCGACGGACGATTCCGAATCGTCTTTCTTAAAGATCGCGTCCAACAGCTTTTTGGCGTCGTTGTTCGTCATGGCGTACAGATACAGCGGTTCAACTTTGACTTCCAAATCCCAGTTCTGCGACAAATACATTGCCATAGTGGTTGCGACAAAGTGGTCATCGTAGGTGTTTGCCAGCCTGATCTTGCTGCAAAACACGGGCTGCTCGTCGCCGTCATCATTCATCGCGCCGCACATCTTACGGAAAAACACGTTCTGCCCGTTATCGTTGCCGACAATGACGTATTTGTCGCGCATCCATTCCTTGCGCATCTCGTCGTGCATCTCCCGGATTTCATCAGGCGTTTCAGCCGCCGCGATTTCCCCGGCCATGACCTCGGCCATGATGCAGTGGTATGCGTCAATCCTCGCCATGTCGGTTTCGGACAGGTGAATCTTGCCGTCCTCGTCCCGTTTGTACCTATCGTAGATGTCCTTGCACAGATTGTAACGCAGATGGTCAAAGTCGCCCAGTGCAATGTACCGCTTGCCGTTGATAACAGTCTTTTTCATGTTGTACCTCCAATTCTTTTTTGCGAAGGGGGTAGCGATTTGTTACCCCCCCCTTCATGTTCCTATGCCTGTTTAGGGGCTGTTTTTATAACTCCTACACATACTAAAAGGGATTTTGGGCGCGTTTTGCCGAAAAATACCATGTTAATTATTTGTATCGTCCACAAACTCCGTTTCCACCGTTCTGCCGTCCCCAAGATACCGCTTGGCAATCTCGTCCGCTGACAGTTCCTCTTTCTGCTGCCCGGTGGTGATGACAATATCCTGCTGCTCCTTGTAGTGGAACATGGATTTGAGCAGGAACATCCCGCCGACCATAGCTTTAGGATTGTCCTGCACCTGGGTAACAAGGCTTTCCTCAATGACGGACAATGCCCTTTGGACAATCGCGCCGACGCTTTCTGCGCTCCAATCGCCGTTCTTCCATCTGCCGATTGTGTCAGTAGTCACGCCCAGCCAGTTTCCAAGCCCAACCATGTTCGGCGGCTTGTCGTTCATCTCGCAGAAATCGAAGTATTCATCAATCCGATGTTCCACCTCATGAGGATTTTTGATGTTGATGGGCGGCAGGTTGATGCTCACCCTGGCATTTCGCAACGATACCCCATAATACCCGTCAGACGATCCGTCCCTCGGTTTCCACCGGTCAGGAATCCCTAATTCCTGCTTGGTCTTGTGCGGATTGTCTGCAATCAACTGCTTGTACTCCTTGTCACGTTCTGCGAACTTGTTATCCCAGGCTTTCTTGTTTGATGCTCTCATCTCAGGCGACCATGGGCCGTCCTTGCCTTGACGATAACGCTTGCCCTTCTTCACGCGCTTGCGCTGTTGGTAGGCGGTTTCCTGCCGCCGTTCCTCTATAGCGCGTTCCTCTCGCTTCTTCGCGTTCAGCTCACGCCGCGCCTGTTTCTGTTCCTCAGTCCACGGTGGATGCCCTCGCCGCTTTTTCTGTTCATTCTGCTCATCCATGATTCATCACTCCAGTTCGCAGTAATCGTTGTTGCAAACATGGTCTTTGATGCGCTTTTTTGGTTTCTTGGGTGGTTCATCCACATGTCGCCACGTTTGATACAGCGCCCACGCAAGCGGGTTGTTAATGGCTTCTATCCTTTCTGCGCGTTCGTACTGTTCCCGCAGGAATTTGATTGCCTTGTCAAGTTCGCTCATACGTCCTCCTTCGGTTCACTATCCCAAAAATATCATTCCAAATCCAATGACACCAATTATTACAGCCAATAGTATCAGTCCTATGTTCATGTTATCCCTCCTTCGGCTCAACGCCCGGCTTCTTTGCTTTCTGCTGCAACATATACACATAGTCCTTCAAGTTGTAGTCCATTGCAGACATTTGTACCACAGGCAATCCACAACTGCACAACTCAACTATGTTGTCCTCAAACCGCTCTTTCGCGTTCATCAGTGCCTTGTAGTCCTTTACAAGCCGTGTCCTGTCATAGCGTTCCTGCAATCGCTCAATCCACGCATCGCGCATAGTACGGCGAGGGCATATTACCACTACACGCGACACATTCTCAGGCAACGGAGCTGTACTCAGGAACTCCCTTACTTCCTTGTGACTGCTCACGAAAACCGTATATCCTTGGTCAGCGATACTCAACGCCGTTTGGCAATATGGGATATACCAATCATCAGCGCGTCTATCTCCCACGAAAAAGTTGCCGCTTTCAAGGTCAACGCATTTTTTCCATCCCGCAAGTGAACTCTTGCCTATTCCCTGATATCCGATAATCACAAGTCCTTTCGTCATTACGTTTCTCCTTTTGGCTCTATGCCCAGCTTCTGCGCGATGTCGGCGGGAATGGGGTCATTTGCTTTTACGAATCTCCATACGCCATCATCGCATTGGAAAACACACATGTCTGACAACCATTCGCCCCATGACGGCAGTCTCGTTTCCAACTGCACCGGCTCATTTGGTGCGATTGTTATATCGTTTGCCTTTTCAACAAATCGTTTTGCGTCCACTAACGCCCGAGACAAATCACTAATCATCTGGTGCATATACCGTTCCTGCAAAGGTTCAACTTTATCAGATACAAGACACGTTTTCAAATGCAATAATTCATGCACCAAAGTCTTTTCAAAATCGAACGGTTCTATCTGTTCGCCGTATTCCTTCGGGTCAAGAATTTGTATCAACGCCACTTTGGTTGATTCTTCCCATTCAGTACAACCGGCGACATCGTTCAGCTTCATGTCATCTGCCTTACAACAAGGTGCAAGCGCAATTCTCCATTCGGAAAGGCCAAGCCGTTTTCTCCATTCTTTCAACAGCGCTTCATAATCAAAGTTCGCCACTATCTCGCCTCCTGTTCTTTTTGCCACTCACGAATAAGGTTTTTAATAGTCCCGTTTCGTGAACTCTTACCTATGTCGCTTACATCGCCTGTATATGGTCTAATCTGTGATTCCAGCCACTCCACCGGGATAGAGTGGATGGTTGGCGCATTGTGTATGTCGCGTTCGGTTACAGCGGGAATATCGTCTATGTACATACATTCTTGTTTCAGCGCGTCAGCGTCGATAAGCCTCACCGTTGCCACCTCCTCCTTTTCACGGGTCTAATTCCAGCCCACCTCAGAATCATTTCCATTGGCAGAGGAATCCACCAGCCATTGCCGTATTTCACGCCCTCGCCCCCTTCGCATAGTATTTCGTCCTCTGTTTTACGTTTTTCTCCCGGTACTCCACCCTGTTGACCGATTCACTCACGGTGAATTTGTCTTTGTAGCGATTGCGCAGCTTGTCGATATTCGCCTTTGCAACATCCTCCAAGCTAAATCCGTAGCAGTCGCAGAGTTCAGCTAACGCCCACAATACATCGCCACATTCAAGCCTTAACTCAGTCTCATCAAGCGGATGTCCCTGGTGTACCTTTTGGTGTACTCCCAAGACCTCCCCAACTTCTGAACCCAAGCAGAAAAGCGCATGTTCTCTGATTGCCCACAAGGGAAGATCTTCCCTCTGTGTTCTTCTGGCTTCAATTTGATACTCGTTAAAATCCACTACATAATGCCTCCCCGCATCTGAACTATCTCTCTTGTCTGTTGAATTGGAAGATCACCGATTACCGATCCATACCTTTGGCCTCTTATCAGCCTGTTTATTACCTGGGGCCATCTTGCGCCAAACAATGCAGCGATCTCTTTTGTTGTCCAACCATTCTTTTTGAGCGTTCGCATTGCCATCACATCTGCGTTCGTATAAATCGCTTTTCCTGATTTCTCTGCCTTTGGCGCGTTGAAGTTCCCAATTTTTATAGCATGAATCATATTCTGTGAGTGGTTTACGAGTTCAAGATTTTCTATCCTGTTATTGCTTCTGTTTGCATCAATATGATTGATCTCCATGCCATCAGGAATCGAATCGTTAAACCATACCCACACACATCTATGCTCGCAAAACGTGTACCCGACATGATTTTTGTTTAATGATATTGTGCGATACCCGTTTTTGCTTTGTTTGCCCTTAATTCTGCCGTTTTTTTGTATGAAATGTCCCGTGTCTGCGTTATACCTTATACCGCGTTCTCGCATCAAATCCACAAATTCTTTGCAAGTCATCCCCTTGCTGTTATATCTCATGCCCTCACCCCTTCGTACACTTCACACACCCGTTAATCTCATGGCACACACCGCCGTGGTATTCGCACATCGGCACAAGCAGCCCCGCCAGTTCCGGCATCTTATCCAACGCCTCCAGGCACATCATCTTGACCACTTGCCGCGTCTTTGCGCTGGCCTTGTTGCACAGCCGCTTGTTGGCGATGATCATCAGTTCCTCGGCATTGCAGTACAGAATCATGTCCACGGGGGTGTTCCTGGGCGCGTTGTCCCCGTCCATTCTGTCCTGCCTGTCGTTCCGCAAACTGGACACAAACGGCACAGCATGGACATGGCGGCACAGGTGGACGCTGATGTTACTCGGAATATCCTCGATCAGAAATGCAAAGTTCAGCACCCGTATGGGAGAATGCCTCGCATTCAGGCAGTCATGCACCAGCTTTTCAGATGGCCCATTCTTCGGGATGTCCTTCTTCCCCATCGTTATCCTTACGGCTTGCAGAAACAAAGTCCTCTCTGTCTCCTGCGGCCAGTATACGCAAGTCACTTTCATTTACGGTTCCACCTTTCCTGAATTTGTCGAGAATTTCCGCCGCCTTGTTCAGCTTGCGGTTGTAGCGGCCCTTATAGAATGCCGCTCTATGTTTCTGAATAATTATATCCGCGTGTTCCCGAATGGTGGGCATGGCGATGTCGCAGATCACGCGGTACTCTTTGGCGGTGATCCGGCAGTCCTTGAGCATCTGATTGACGGTCACGGAATCGCCGTGGGCAATCAGGTATTCGATGGCGTACACGATTCGCTTACGGTCTCTGCTGGAAATGTCGATCATTATATTTCCTCCATACATGGTCGCTGTTGTTGCGCCTCTCATTGATGGCGCGGCAAATGCCCAACTTCATCTCATAGCACTCCGGGCAGAGGTTGAACCCATCTTTTACGGGCCGTTTGTTGCACTGCCAGCAGATGCCGTTTTCACCTCGCGGGTAATTGCAGTTTCGCGCTGCCACCTTGTACTTGTGCTGCTTCGCTCTGCACTCACCGCATAGGATGTGGGTGTTGTCCGATTTCGGTCTGCCGCAGTATGCGCATAACCCCGCCGCTTTCCTTTTCATGCGGTTCTTGCGTACGGTCTCCGCGTTCGCGCCCGGATGCTCTGCCCGCCATTTGCGCGCGCGCTCGCTATTAATCGCGCAGCACTCGGCGCAGTAGGTTCGCCCGCTCAGGGTGTAAGCATCCTGTTGGCCGCATTGGCGGCAAATGTGGTGTTCCTTCTGCATTCGCCGCCACGCGTTCACGCGCTCTCTGTTCTCTTTACGTTTCGCTTCCGCTTGCTCCGGCGTGTTCTTCCGCATATGCCCTCCACGGCTTATCACCGCTGTAATATTTTTCGCTGATTGCCGTCTGCTGCCAGTCCGGGAGCGTAGCGATGCGCTCGTTCGCCGCTTGTCTATCGGCCATGTGCCGCTCGTTGGTTTTGAAGAACGGGCACGCCTCGTTCTGCCCGTTGCAGTTATCCGTGAGGGCCTTGCAGCCCCACTTGCCCATCGTATTTTGGTCGTACGCGAAGCAATAAGCCATTATTAAACCTCCCTTGTCAGATACTCGCTCAGGCTGCAAAGGCCCAACCATACGCACGCCCACATTACCAGCAGTATGTCGCCCAACCGCCGTAGCAGCCCCTTGTGTGCCTCGTATTTCTGCATACGGTATCGCTCGCGTACCATCATGGCCGCGTAGTCATCCGGGGTGTTGGTATTGCCTATAGCAATTTTCAACAGTCTGGCAATGCGCTGCCGGTCAATCTCTGCAATGACCATTTGCCGCTGTTCTTCCGTCATGATTCGCACCTCATTTTACTGCCGCACTGGCTGCAATACTGCTTGTAATACGGGTTGTGCTTACAGATTTTCCCGCACTCGCTGCACTTCCACCTGGCCTTGTTTTCCTCGTTGGTGTAGTATTTCCACACCCCGAATTTTGCCTCTTTGTTCATTGCCGGTTCCTCCGCTTCCTCAGCCTGATGCAAAGGTCGATCACATGGTCGTTCGGGATTCTGTTCCTGTTGTTATATTCACGTTTGTTTTGTAACTCGGCCTCGTGTTGGATCAGCCATTCGTGATACTGTTCGCACTCGGCGCGACAGCCGATATAGCGCCTTTGGCACTCAACGCCGTCCACCTTGCAAGGCGGTTTCGTCATCCTGCACCACCCTCCCCGAAGTGCCGCATTGCGTATTCGGCCAGCAATGTCGCCTCGGCTTTGCCGTCGCTGTCCGTCCTGCAACGTTCCGTCCGCTTCAAGTCCAACTCAGGGAACAGCTTGCGGCAGGTGATGATGGACGCTTGCTTGTCCTTCCCAATCAGGCTGAATTCCTTCTTCCACTTATTCGGCGGGACAAGCTGATAGGGAATCCCCAGCGCGGACAACACGCCCTCTATGTACCCGGCACTCTTGCCGAAGTTGAACATTGATACGGTTCCCTGTCCCGGCCTTGCGCCCACTTTTTCCACGGCGGCGACAATGCTATGTTCTTTCATCTGCATCAGCGAAGCCATTTCCATAGCGAAGAATGAATCATCCCACGGATAGGCGAATACCGCTTGCCCGGTTTTCGTTTTGGCAATCACCGCATAGCCGCCCTTCTGTCCGGGATCAATCCCTATCCATATCATCCTCGTCCCCTCCGAAGAAACTTGCAATCAACCCGAACAGCATCAATGCAATCCCGCTGCACAGCACGAACACCAGCGCGGCGAAGAACGCCCTGAACCCGAACGCCGCGCCCTCGGTAAACCATTCTGCAAATGTCATCATATATCCCCCTTAATTGGATTAATCCTTGAAGTTCCGTTCTCACCGCCAACGGTGAACCAATAGAACATATTTTCCGAACTATATGCCGCTTCTGTCCACGTTCCTGAACACGATCCATCCCGGCAGATTTCCATCGGCGTTAATCCACTCCCGCAGGATGGCATCAGCACAAACTTGCCTTGATCCACCTGTAGAACATTGCCGTACCGAGTGCGTACCCCCCCCCTCATTTCTTCACTAACTGGCAATATTCCGGAATCTTCAAATTCCCTCTGTGCATCATATATCCCATACTTTGTATCATCCGTCAGCATCCTGATCTTGCCCGGATGGTTGTCAATCATCCTCTGGAATGCGTGGATGTATAGGGTCTTGTACTTTGGCCAGCGCTCGAAGTCCCTTATCATGTTCCTGCTACCGGACAGCGGACAGCCGATGCACCCAAGCCTTTCAAATCCTTCGTCATAAAGGTTGCAATGTGGAATCTCGTTTTCGTTCAGAAAACCCCATACATCCTCGTTCGTCCAATCCACGATTGGGTTTATCATCGTCTTGCGTGTCCTGTAACACTGCTCCACCATGCGCCGGTTCTCGTCATTGTCATCGTTCATAATGACTTCGCCGTGCTTGTTCAGCTTGTATTCCGCGCCTATGTCCTCCGCAAGTTTTATCGTGCCTTTTTTCTTGCCCCTGAAATCGACCACATCATGCGTCTTTTTTCGGTTGATGCTTTCAGCCCAGCGCACCCCCGTCACGGTCAAGCGCCCGACACCGCCAGGTTCCTTCAGGTTCGCGCAGCAGTACCGCACCTTGCGCGTAGGTGGTATATTGTTTGCCGCGATCAGGTTCCACATGGTAATGGGTTTGCCGTCCTTGTCGTGCTGCCGCTCGAATTTAACGTCCGGGTAGTTCTTCTTGATGAACCGCACCAGTTCCGGAGGATCAACAGAGGTCACCGCGTAGTGCGCGTCGAACTTGACACCCGCCATCTTGCACAGGTGGTACACGCATTGCGAATCCTTCCCGCCTGAAAACGCCACATAGTACCCTTCCTCCGGTTCAAAGGTCTTCAACCTCTGGATCGCCGTCTCCACCTTGTCCCTGATCCTGCCATCCGGCGTCATCTGCATCTGCCCAAGCAATCAGCCCATCCCCCTCTTCCTGTTTATCGCTTTCCACTTCTGTTCCAGATACTCATACACGGCGGGGCCTACCGTCAGGGCCAGAGGGTGGTTTTTGTGCTTTACGCCCAACACGCTTAATTCCTCCGCAGCCCGTTCCCACCATTCAGCGGCATCCCCAGGGGGCGGCTGGTTGAACTCGTTCAGGAACTTGTAGCAGTCCGTCATCACGGCCTTTTCGTTGTCGGTCACAACCTCCGCACCCCTTTCCCACTCACATAGTCGAACTTTGCCGACTGGTTGGCAATCTCTTTGACCTTGTTCTGCGATACCCCCAACGCCCCCGCCAGGTTTGCCAGCGACGCATACCCGGCCTTGGAACCTGTCTTGACCGCATATTCGTCAAGGTAGCTGTCAATGTCATCCTCGGTGACGCTCGGCTGTGCGCTCTCATTCCCGCCACCCTTGGGCTTGCACCTGTCCAACTCCCCGCCGCTCAACTCATGCAGCGGATAGTTGAACCAAATCCGCTTCGGTATGATGTTCGGAAACTCCCGCAAGCTGCTCTCAATCACCCATCCCGTCGCCGTCCCCGCTTCCCTGTCCATCTGCACGTCCCTGGTGTCCAGTTCCAACATGTCCAACTGCGCGTCAGGATCGCGGGCGAACACGCCGGAACCCGACGCCCTGTCCATCGCCCGTTTGAACCCCTGTGCCCCCTTGGAATGGTGGTGGCAGTAGATCACGCTGCAATGCAGCAGATTGGCAATCTTGTCGAACTCGTTGCAGAACGCGCCCATGTCCGAAGCGTTGTTCTCGTCGCCCATCAGCACCTTGTAGATGGGGTCAACCAATATCACATCCAGCGCAAAATCCTTGCACTTCGCCGTGATTTTGGGAACCATCTCATTCAGCGGCATCGCGTGACCACGGAGGTTCCAAATCATCAAATCGTCACTGTGTGAACAGTCCGCGCCGTTCTCCATAAGTGCTGCCCGAATGTCCATGAATCGGTGGATGCAGCTTGCTGAATCAATCTCAAAATTGATGTACAACACCCGTGACTTCCTGCACTGAAACCCGATCCACTTCTCCCCGTTCGCCAGCGCAACCGCCAGTTCCATCAGGAAGAACGACTTGCCCGCCTTGGAAGGGCCTGAAATCAGCATCTTGTGGCCCTTGCGGAGAATCCTCTCGATCAGCACATCGGCCAGCGGGGGCGGGTCGATCAACGCTTCGGACAGCGGTACAATGTCCGGCCAATCGTCCGTGTTGCTGTCGTTGTACTTCACCCATGCTTCCCAATTCGCGCAACCCACATTGGTTTCCACCAACATCTGCTTGTTGGTTCCCCGTATGCAGCCGGGAAGCCGTGACAGCCGGGAGGGGTTCTTGTTCTGCATGTCCACCACCATGCCCTTATTGGCAAGGATGGTGTACAGCATTTCAACCCTGTCCCTGTACTCGGCGGCATTGGCAGCGTCAATGTGAACAATGGCGTGTATGGATTTCCCGCCGCTTGTGACCATTGCGGCAATCGGGAGGTTCAGCTTGCGGTACATCCTGTACTGCGCGTCCAGGGCCATTGTGTCCGATTCCACCAGGGCGAACCTGTACGCCGCCACATTGGAGTTGTTCACGCCCTCGCCGTTGACGGGGTTGAACCTGATCCACGCCCCCGCCTCGGTGCTGTAGTCGCCTATCGTCGCCCCTATATCGTCAGGGTGCTTCTCCAACGACTTCAACACCTCGGCGCACGTTTTCCAGTAACAGCCCTTGCCAGCGGGTTTCCACTTCCCGTCATCGTCCTGCTTGGCTTCTGTTACCCAGGAGATGTATTCGTCGGGCTGAAACAAGGCTTGCAGATACCGCCTGAAATCCTCCACGGGCTTCCACTCTGCCTTGGGCTTGTCTGCCCTGTCCCCGTCGTATTCAATGATCCCGTCCCACTCCAACGTCTCGTCATTCCCGTCGTAGGTTCTCCACCCGGCATCCTTCGCCAGCTTGAAGATATAGGCTTGCGTGATGGGCTGTGAGGAACCGTTGAAGCTGTCCCACTTCTTTTCGCAGTCCCCGGCATGATACCGTCTGCCGTCCTTGCTGCTCCATGCGTCCCACACGTCACAGCCCATGCCCGCTTCCTTGATCGCCATGCCAACCTGAATCCACTCGGTATAGGAGAGGGTGGAGCAGTCGATGTATTGAAGGGCCTGTTCGATGTCGGTCATACGTTACCCACTCCGTTTTCGGCATCTATCCATTTATTTACGCGCTGTCTTAATTCATCGGTCATTATGAACGGTTCTGTTACCAGAATCAGTGTCGGGGTTTCAAGCAGCCATCTGGTATTGTCCTCGATTTCTTCTGCATCCAACGTGTAAAAGTGGTCAGCTTTTATGCGCCGTCCTTTGCTGTTTAGTGTGATCGACTTCACTTTTCCTTCTGTCAGCTTCCAATAGTTTTCGCGGTTATCCTTCATGTTGAACAGCACTTTTTGAATGAAACCAATAGTGTCTCCAACCTTAATGGTTACACTCACATCTCCACCCCCTTCTGCCTGTATATCCTCATCCGCTTCTTCCACATGCCGACCATGATCCCGATGTTGCTGTCCACAAAGTCGATGCACACAGGCTTGGCTTTACCCTCAAACTTCCGTGCTATCCGTCCCAACGACTGAATAATGACCGCTTCATCCTTCTGCGGAGTGGTCAGGAACAGGCGTTCCAACCTCGGCACGTCCAGTCCTTCTTTTGCCAGCGTGTAGGTCGCAAACAGGTATTTCTTCTCCCCCGTCCGCATCTGCTCTATCGCCGCTTCCCGCTCGGCCTTGCCCTTCTTGCTGGTCATCTTGCCGGAGATCATCACGGCATCGGCCCTCATGTCATCAGGCAGCATCCCCATCAGGGTTTCAAGGTGACTGAGCCTGTCGGAGAGTATCAGGCAGCTATAGTCCCGATTCTCAATGATCTTGTTTGCTATCACAGAATTTCTGTCTGCATCCGCACACAAACCATTTATCAATCGCGCCCACACCAGCGTCCCGTCATCCCGTATTGCATCCTCCGGCATCACCGCGTCCGTCTGCACTATACACACGCTCACAGGCTCTACAAGGGCCTTTACAGCTTCGTCAGGGACAGTGTATATAACTCTGCCTATCAGGGCGAATGTCGCCCGTATAAGGCCATCAGACCTATGCACTGAAGCACTAAGTCCCACCTTCAATCCTGCCGCAAGACTGTTCAGAACCTTTTGGAACATTGCCATGCCGTTTGCCGAAGCGCAAACTCTATGCACTTCATCCACCACGATAACGCCCCACTCGTTCCTGTATTCCCGCAAGTCCATCTTGCTCATGGTCTGTACCGTGGCGAAGGTGATGCCCTTGCCGATATCCACCTTGCCATCGGTGATGGTTCCCATCAGGGACTTATCCATATACCGCTCGGCGCGTTCCTTGCTCTGGTTCAACAGGTCTTTGGTGTGGGTCAGCCACAGGGCCTTGTAGCCATGCTTCTGTATCACCGCCAAACCCATCTGCGTTTTACCGCACCCGGCAGGGGCTTGCAGTATACCGTACCGTCTGCGCACGACTTCATCCACGGCCTGTTTCTGATAGTCGTACAGTGGTATCGGTTCTCCATAGTCCACCCTGTCCCGCTTGCCGAAAACGATGTCAACGTTTTCAAGCAGGGGGCGAACCTCCAGGAACACCCCGAACGGCATTTCCAACATCGGGAGGTGGGAAGGGGTTTTACTTCCCATCCTCCACAGGTTGATGGTTTCGGGTGTCTTTCCCGTCCACAGCCCCATGCGTTCCTTCTTGTAGAAGTCCGGGTTCGGGAGCGTCAAATGATCCTTGCACCATTGGACAAGCTGTTCAGACGGTTCAACAACCCTTATTGTGCTGCCGACGTATGTCACCACGGCACTTCATCGTCCTTGACCTCGGTGAAGCCTTTCAGCTTGTCGGGGTCATAGTCGTAATACTGCTCCACCTGGTTATAGGTGCTGCCGTTGTATTCGTGGTTGCCGAATTTCGCCATGCCGCGCTTGCCAACGGCCTCGTTGAAGTTCATGCGCAATTTTTCGCCGTGCTTCTTCAAGCCCAAGCAGCGGAAGAATGCGCTCAACTTCCACTCATAGCCCTTGTACAGATACAGCCGTTCGCGGAACGTGGCCTTGCCCTTCGGCACGTCGATCTCGCCGCTGACCACGGCTAGGTTGCAAGCGGGAATCTTGCCGCCGCTGGACAGGTTGCCGGGGTAATTCTGCCGTTCCACCTTGGTCACAGTGAAGGAATAGTCGCCGGGTTGCACCGTGACATACTCTTGACCATCGGATTCAATCTCGCTGTCCCAATCAAAAACTTCATTCTCAAAATCGCTCATGTGTTTTCCTCCTTATTTTCCAATTTATTCAGCTTACCCGTACAAACGGGGCATGAATACCATTGTTGGTTACGCGCATCGAATACCTTGTACCCCCCCCCCACAACAGAAACGGGGTATCTTGCCTTTTGTTTTCGGTGCATCCTGTTCCTTGTACAAACACTTCAGCCGCTTATCCATGATGTAAGCGTAACGATGCTTCTTTGTCCGAGGAATCCACACACCTTCCAACGCGCTAACTTCTCCGCGTGGGTTTTTCTTCCCATCAGGCCATCGGTAGAAATCGCTTTTATCGTTGGCTAATCCGTAATATTTGAAATTACAGACCTGATAGATAGAACCGATATGTCTTGACGCATCGGCAAGCGTTATTACAGCCCGAACACCATAGTACCTATGAAGCATCTGCATTGAATGAGATAGTAGATAAGACGTAGCGTTAGTTTGGTTCAATGCGGGGAGCATACACAGCCTTGTCAATTCCAATACGCTTTGGTCATCGTTCTCCAACCCAAACCAACCCTTTAACGCCGTTGTACCTTGTGGGTTAGAAAATGCTGCAACCCCTACCAACTCACCGTCAAGCCATAATCCAAACGCATACTTCGCAAAGAACTCTGCATCCCCCAAATAGTGATACTGTCTTACAAAGTCATAGGCCAATGGCTTGTTTAGGTTGGAAATGGTGAATATATCCTTTGCCTTGACTTCACGCGCTTTGAATTGCTCAATGTCGGTTTCAAGGCCATTGGACTTCACCAACAGGGATAGCATATTTAGCTGCCCCATAAGTTACTCGCCCTCCTGCTTCTCACCCATCCCGTAATACTCCCGTATTACGTCATCCACCATCAACAGGTCGTTGTCGATCTCATCATCCTTGAACATCCCCAGCGGGGTCTTGACGGTATCAAACCCCGAATTATGGGTAAGGAACGTGTACTTCCCGTCCTTCACATGGGTTTTCAGCACAATCGTGAACAGCCCTTCCAGCGTCACATACTGGTCGATCATCCGGCCAATGGTCTTGGCCTTCTCGTTGCCCACCTGGTCACGCTCGATGTGGGACATGAAATACACGATAGTTCCGTCCGGGGTATCGTTCAGCGCGGTCTGAACGAGCCGCCAGTGGGCGTTCGCCATCTCCGAAAACTTGTCGAACCCCTTTTCCAACGCCCGCCGCATAAACGCATTGACCATCAAATACTGGCTATCGTCAATGACGATGGACGGGGTTTTCACGGACTTCAACGCCGCCGTGATCTTCATGTAGTCATCGGTGTTCAGCATCCGAATATCACTTTTGAACGGAAGCGGCTTCTTCGACACGTTGACGATACTGAACCTGTCGGCTGTGCAATTCCGCATACTTGCAGATTTCCCGGTTCCACTCTCGCCAATTACAAGCACCAACACGTTTATAAAAATTCCTCCCTTCAACCGAATGTCTGATAATTCATTTCATATTGGGGGCGCTTATAGCCCCAATATGAATGAATGAATTATCCCAAATTGCAAATTCTTGTTTCCAAAAAATTTCTTGAATACTATAGGGCGAAAAAAATTTTTTGGGGCTTGAATTTGCAAGTTTCAAGGTTCAATCCTGCAAATCCGCATCCTCGGAACCGTCCCCAGCGTCCACCGGACATGGCGTGTCCAGCCAGCTTGGTTCCAACTTCTCATACGGGCAGAACGCAGCCGGACAGTGGTAACAGTCCCCGAAGATGTCACAGTAGTGCATGTCCATTACTCTGCATCTTCTTCCAACACACGCGGGGTGAACAGCAGCTTCGGCACTTCGGACAGGTGCATATACTTGTCAGGCTCCGTAAGCAGCCGTTCCACGACGTCCATCCGCGCCTTGGCCGCAATCAGCATGGCGTACTCATGCCGGGGAATCGTCACCGTGGGAAGGTTCATCATCACAACGCGCTTCTTGCTCATTTCCTACACCTCCACCGCTTCAATCGGGGCAACCTGGCCCTCAATCTCTATGGCCTGTTTCAAGGCCCTGTCGAAGTCATCCCATGCGTCGTAGAACCAGTTCACTCCATCCACCACGCGGAACACGATAAACTTCCTGTTCTTCGACATTTCAGGTACATTGTTCACTTTCACTGGAACCGCACCCCCATTTCCTGCTTGACCTCGCAGCCGTCAAGCACTTCACCCGTGGCCTTGTAGTGGGCGATAATGCCCTTGCTGTCCACCTTGTCAGGTTGCGGCTCTCGGAAAACCATCGGCAATTTCGTCCAGTCCGTCACCACGCACTTGTAGGGGTTCGGCTGCAACCGCCACTTCCCGATGCTCGTCTGAATCACCGGCGTGTCCGTCATCTTCATGGCGTCCAACATGGCGTTCTTCAACCGTTCAATCAGGTTTTCCCCGGCCTTCGCCTTTGCAGACAGCCGCTTCGCCTCTGCCTTGTAGCCGTCCACGTCGCTCTGGACATTCTTGATGACCTTGACGTAGTTCTCGGCCTTCTCCGTCAGTTCGCCGTGGATGTCCACCAACGACTGCAATATCTCGGCGGCTTCATCTTCATTCTGCGCGTTCGCGTATGCGTCCAAGAATCCCGCATACTCCGCGCTCAACTCATACAGGCTTGCCATTGCGTCCCTTCCTTTCCGGCACGACGTATTCAAACAACGTGTCCTCAATCGCTCCCAACGTGCGTACCATGTGCGCCACGATGTTGTCCTTCTTCCATACCATTTCCAACTCGTTCAGCGCGTCGTGAAGGTGGACGTAGGCCATCTTCAAATGTGCACTGTCCTGCATGGCCCGCTTGGTGCTGTACCTATGCGTATCTTCCATAGGCCCTGTCCCTCCTCGGTGGGTTGCCGTCCTTCAGCATGAAGCCGTTGTCATTGGCCCACTGTTGCAGCAAGTCTTGGCTGCTGAAACTCAACTCGCACTCCTTGGGCCAGTTCGGAGGCTTGACGTACCAAACCCTGCCGATCTTTAACCATGTGGCGAACTTCACTCTTGTACCCACTCTTATTCCCCCTCAAACCGCATATGCTTACCAAACCATTCATAGGTCTTTGGCACATCAAACAGCACATCCCGCCCGACTTTGATCGTCAGGGCATCGAAGTCCGGGTAATCTTTCCGCAGCCGATACAATGTGGTTCGGCTCAATCCAAAGAGCCTCGCTGCTTCCGTGGTCTTTGCAAACAACGGTGGGTCAAACTGGAAATTATCATCTTTGTTCATGCTGCTCACCCCTGTTTTGCTTCAAGTCCTGCGTTGATCAACTGACGGACAACTTCACCGAGCGAACATCGTGCGTATTCGTCAGTCTGCCGCAGTTTCACGATTGCTTCCTCCTGCTCTTTCGTCAGACTGATTGACAACCGCCAATCCTTCTTCTCGTCGTTCACCCTCTCCCCTCCCTTCAAAAAGTGTTTCGGTGTTTCACCTGTGATGATATTACAGCAAAAGTGTTTCACTGTCAAGAGGTTTTGGTGCAACTTTTCATCATTTAATCAAATTGTAATCATTGACACACTTCTTCAATGGTGTATAATATGATTGAAAGGGGTGATAATATGCCGACCAATAAACCACGCGCTATGATTACTTTCAATGATAAGGAACTTTATAAGGCGGTGGATGAATACAGATTCACGCATCGTTTCAGAAGTCAAAATGAAGCTGTGATGGATTTGATAAACAAGGGCATAGAAAAACTGACAGGTGAAACACCCATTGAACCAGCTGAAAAGTTGACGGATGAAGATAGGCGGGTTCTTACCGCCTACCATGCCGCCGACGATAGCGCAAAGTTCTTTGCTTTACAGATGCTTGAAAACAATCCGGCTGAAAAGAAAAAGAACCTCGCATAACCAACCAAGGCAATATTACGCACATAGAATGGAGGTAGCGTATGTCAAAGCCATACTCATATAAGTATCTGCCATCAAAGAAGCATAGGATTATTGCGCTTCTGCTCTGTATTTGCTTTGGATATTTGGGCGCTCATTACTTCTATGTGCGCCGATACTGGCGCGGGGCATTGAATCTGTTCCTGCTATTGGCATTGACCATAGCCAGCAGCGTTTTCGGGATATACTATATCAGATTCACATTCGGGCCAACCCAAGGCATATTCGTTCATTGGCGGGAAGCCATAGCTGTAATCTGTGCCGCAATCCTCGGCATTACATGGATAGTGGACATTGTGCGCATAGCGCAAGGCAAGTTTCGGGATGATAAAAACCTATTACTCAAATAATCAATTGGAGATGATACTATGGCACGAAAGAACAGTAACGGTTTCGGCTCTATACGCAAGAAAAAGGTCAAGGGAAAAACATACTATGAAGCCAGGTATACCGATCCCATCACCCATGAACAGCGTTCCATAGGTGCAACCACTGAAACAGAGTGTCGCCAAAAATTGTTGGATGTCTTGGCAAAAATCAATATTGGAACCTATACAACCCCCAAGACGCTTACACTGTCTGATTGGATTGACGAATGGTTGGAGATCAAGAAAAAGCGGGAACCTGGTACATATGATAGCTATGAATCCATCTCCCGCTTATACATCAAACCCAAACTCGGCAAAGCAAAGCTGCAAGACATACGCCGTGGTCATTGTCAGGATTTTATTGACAGCATTGACAAATCTCCAAAGTACATCCACAACATAGCAGGAGCCTTGTCAAATGCCTTGGGCGAAGCTGTCAAACGTGAAATCATTCACAAGAATCCTGCCTATAACTTAGACCTCCCGACTATAGAGAAGAAAGAGCCAATCGCTCTTGACAGCACAGCGCAGGAAGCGTTTACAGCCGCCGTAAACATGTCTGAATACCGCAACGTATATCTTATAGCCCTTCACACAGGAGCGCGTATATCAGAGGTTCTTGGGCTTAAATGGTCACATGTAAACATGAAAACAGGTGAGATCAAAGTACGTGGTCAATTAGAGCGAAAACGCCGCAAGGGTGATACACGGGAATATAAAGACAAGACCAAAAGCAAAGAAAAACGAGAAGTCTTTGTACCGGAATATGTATTAACTTATCTTGCCGATGAAAAAAAGCGTCAAGCCGAAAACAAGCTACGGTCAGGCAGTAAATGGAACAATGAAGATGGATTGATATTCACACGGCCAGACGGTTCCCCTGTTCCTCACCGTACTGTTGAAAACCATTTCCGCAAGATCAAAGAATCCATCGGCCATCCAGAAATCACCCTTCATACTCTCCGCAAGACCTTCGTTACCAACGAGGAACAGGCAGGAACAGACATTAAAACAATCGGCTCTATGGTCGGGCATAAGTCAACGGAACTCACATTAGAGGTCTATACCGCCGCTACAAAAGAAATGAAACGTAAAGCCGCCCAACGCAAACAGGCAGCATTTGAGAAGCACAGCGCCCCATAAAAAGTTTCCCTAAAATTTCCCTAACTGCGAACCGTTTCTGCTTGTTTCACAGTGTTGCAAAACTTCAAAAAGCCCGTATTTACAGTGGTTTGGCACACCGTGAAACACAACGAAACACAATGGTAACAAATTCAAATCCTGTCACCTCGACTATCAAAAAAGCCCTGAAAACACAGCGTTTTCGGGCTTTTTTCTTTGCTATTGATACGTGAGTTTCCCTAAAGTTTCCCTAACGAGTTATCTGTCAGGCGGTTCCTGCTTATTGTACTGCGCCGTAGAAATGCCAAGCAGCGCACCCAACAGAGTGCATATCACGGCAGAGGTCTTGGCTACCTCCGTGGCATATGGCCAGCCCCATATCCCGGACAGCCCGACATAGGCGGTGGTCAGCGCAGGAATGGCAATCATCACACACCACTTCAAAATGTCATACACTTGGTTGCTTAACATAGTTACTCCTCCTTACCATGTCGTTATGATTTTCTTGGCATCTTTATTGGCGACAAGATGCAGCATTTGCGGATCACAAACCTGTGTCGGCAGCAGCATCTTTTGCGCCGCATATCCTCCATATGCCAGCCTGCCGTCTATGACGATCTTCGCGGGCTTGGAAACAAACCCCTTGTGAACATGCCCCGCGACAAAACAATCCAGCCCGTCAATGACATTGCCAAATCTCTCGTTCCTGTTGACCGCCGCCCCGGTGTAGATGCCGCCACCGCTGCCGTGAGTAACAGCAAAGTTGTATGTGCTTACCGGTTTGTCTCTGTTTGTGCGGATTCCTACGGACACGCACATATAGGCGATGTTTTCACGGTACAAATGCTCTATGTCCAACTTTGAGCAGATGTCATAGGTTAAGTCTTGGTCGTCATCACGGAGCGTCCTGCGCTCATGGTTGCCAGTCACCACGCACAGAATCCTGTCTTTCAGCGGTGCAAGGTATTCCACCATGCGCCGTTTCGCTTCGCGGGGCCGCAACACTTCGTCGAACGGATTTGCGAACCCCGCAGAGCGAACGGAGTTATTGATCAAATCACCAGCCAAAATCAGGTAAGCATTTTTATCCTCAACGCGCTTCAGGAAATCCTGCCAGTCGGTTTCAGAATGTTCCAAGGCCCCCAAATGGACATCAGCTATCGGGAAGATATTGATCTCGTTCGGGAATGCATGGGTGATGAGGTCAAAATCATTCAGCATGGCTAATCACCCATTGTTGCGCTGTTTCAGATCGCGGATGTCGTGTTCAGCTTCATCCATACGTCCCTCTAACTTATACGTCCGCTCAACCAGATTATTGTGCTTGCTGACCTGTTCCTCCAATTTCTGAATCCTGTACTGCGTCAGTTTGGATGACGCTATCACGCCAATCAGGCTACCAAGCCCCGAACCAACAAGCCCAATAATCGCCACAACTATCGTGTCACTCATGCCGCCCCACCACCTTTAATATGTGAATCGCCACCGCTGCCAACAGTATTGATGCAACAATACGCGTCCAAGGCCATGCCGAAATTTGACATATCGCCAAATCCACCCTGGCAACCGCAATCTGAATTGCTCTCGTCACATCCATATCATTTCACCAACTTGGCATACTTGCTGCTGATCCATCCGTTCTGATTCTTGTAGACAATCAGATACCAGGGTTTGCCGTCTGCTTCCTTGGAAACCCCCTGATAAACCAACACATCGTCCTTGTGAACAGTGCCGATGTCCTTGGATGCAACACCGGGCGCGGAGCGGATATTCACACGCTCACCTGTGACCAGCACATGCCCATATTCAATGGGTTCAGGCTTCGGTTCAGGTTCCTTGTCGTAGGCGATCATGGTCTTGGGCAGCATCCCCCACTTCACCCACGGGCCAGCACTTACTTTGCGCAATACACAGTCATAGTCAAACCCACGCATTTCAATGGTATATCCGTCACCAACGTAAACGCCAATATGGCCGGGCTTCCAGACCACCAGTCCCGGAATATCAGGGATGGTCTTGATAGGGCCCGTCTTTTTACAGTATTCGATCATCCCATTAGCACTCTTGTCTGGACAATGGTTTGTGCCGTATTTCGGTTCAGTATCGTACTTGCCACCAGTCCAAAAGAAACTCTTTATCATGCCTACACAGTCCGCACAGCGGCGTTTCTTCTCAATATCCTTCATGTATCCGCTGGTTCGGCTGCTACCATAATGTTCAGGATACTGTTTCTTTTTTGACTTATACTTAGCATCGGTACACATGTTTCCATATGTGCCGTACCAGTACGCCCAGTGGTCTTTGTGGGCATATATCTTTTTACAATATTCCGCAAGCTGTTTTCCTGTAAACATACTCCAACCTCCTTATTCCTCCGGTTCGGTTGTGCGCCTGTTGTACGCCTGTTTGGAGATGGTGTCGCCGTATGGGGTGAGTATCACAGCGGTATGCAACGGCAACGCGCTGACCGCCGCTGCCGCGAGGATGGAGTGGTATTTCTGCTGTGCCGTCCAATAATCATCGTAAGCGGTGACGATGGATGCCACCTTGCCCGCGTCGTTGGTCTGAATCTCGATAACGATGTAATCCTGCATAATCATTCCTCCTTAAACCGCAGTACCGGTGTACTGATAAACGGTTCCGTGACTATAATCGCTTTCTGTCGAAGTTAGCGAGAATACATAGATGACATTGCCGTCTATCGACGTAACGTTAAACATAAAGCTCGACGTTCCGTTTCGCACGATATAACCAAACCCGCCATTTGCTGAGGCGACGCCAGTTATTGCCCGCATTACTTGCCGAGGCACATATGCTATAGCAGCACCGCGAATAGATGGGCTTGCCGAATATGGTATCTGCGAGAGTTTAGCGTTCAACGCCGCCGCATTCGCAATATCGGCATTAACTATATTAATATTTTGCACCGCACCGATGTTTGCCGGGGTGATGCCAAGGTTCGCACGCGTCGTTGCCGGGTCACCAACACTCAGTGCCCCGGCAATCCACTCGTTGCCATTCCAGTCCAGCGTGCGGGCGTTGGATGGGGTTACGTTAGTGCCGTTACCTATGATTTCAACATAGGTATTAAAGCCATCCCTGATGTTATATCTTCCCGCAGCATGTTGGTTCGCCGATGCTGCAATCGTGCCTGTACCCTCTGCATGAGCCGAATTAGCATATGCTTTTGTTTCACTTCCTTCAGCGTGAGCGCTGCCACCCGTCGCCACGGTCATATAACCTTCTGCATGGTCCTCATTCGATCTTGCCTCAGTAAGCATCCCTTCAGCATGGCTGTGCTCACCAGAAGCAGTGGTTTCACGCCCTTGCGCAAAACTATAGGGGCCAGATGCAATCGTTTTATATCCAAACGCAGCGGAAAAAACACCAATTCCAGAATTAGTGTCCCTACCAAAGTCCATATGATAAACAGGGTCATCGGATGGATAAGTCACTGTAACAATTGCGCCAGATGGAGGGGCATCGTCAAAAATTATATAGTTGCCATAATAACTAAAATTTGTAACAGCCGTACCATTCACGGTGACAATAACATCGCCATAGCTATCATCTATACCATGTAATAAAGTAAACCTATTATAACCGCTGCTTTCAAATGTTTCTGTACTTA